TTTCCTTGGCCTCATCCAGCTTGGCGAACAGACTTTCGATTTTTCCTACAACACGCCGCTGTTCATTCAACTCCGGCAGCATAATCCTCGTGGACTTAAATGGCTTAAGCGTTATATGCACCATCCCAGAACCGTGAGTTTTTGCATAAAGCTGATCCACAACATATAAAAGATAATAGTATAAATAGAAGCATCAAATCCAGTCCCCACGCCACTTTTAGGCCACAGGTGTAGGAGTAGTCAAGAAATAACCGGCTCTCCTACACCTTTTTCGACCTCTAATCACTGCTTATGGATCTGCGCAAGCGCTTCTTTCAGCTTGTCAAATCCGAACATTGCCGCATAAGCCACCATGAACGCGAGGACCACCGCGGCAAACACCATATACCACACAACAGCGATCCCCTTGATGGAACAATATGCAAAGAAAGCGCCGAGCGTCAGCACCAGCGAAACGATCATCGCCAGAGCATTCGTCGGCAGCTTGTCCCAGGTTACTTTCTTGAGCACCTGCACCACAATGTTCGTCAGCACCACCAGCACGCCAATGATGCTGATGATGACAGACCAGTTCAGTACACTCTCCATATTCTTTTCCTCCTATTATCCCACTCCATCTTCGGGCGGAGTAGAGTTTCCCTTGTCAGGCCATGAGTTGTTCTTGCTCAGGTTTTCAAACAGCGCCTTGAGACCGTAGATCAGCACCACGCCGATGATCTCCTTGAGCGCGACCTGTGACAAGGCTTCTGCGATCTGCTCCCGTCCGAGCAATGCAAGGATATAGCTGCACCATACCCATGCAAGTCCGTTGAGAATGCAGACCCACACGATAATCTTCATCGTGGTGACCTTGAACCCTGTTTTGGAAGAAGACGGGGGGTCCTTTTCAGGAACACCCCCATCCCCCTCCAAAATATCAGTGAACGGTTCTGCTTCTTTGCAGGCTTTCATTTTCTCGGAAAGGCCGATGCCCCACCTGCTCACAGCGCCGCCACCTCCTTCTTATCCTCGTCCTGAAGGAAGTCTCGTTTCTTCAGCCGGACCTTATACACCTCTCGAATGTTCTCAATGGCAATTTCCGCACGGCTGTTTGGATACTCAGGGTTCTTTTCGCAATAATGCTCATACTTGTCGATATACCCAAGTACCTCTACGAATTCTTCCTTCGTATGACGGATCGGACGAAGCAGCTCATTGTTAAAGCGAAGGATCGCCGCTCGCCAGTCATCGGCCCGGCCTTGATCATCCGTTTTGATATGTGAGTCCAGCTTTTTCTCGATCTCGTCGAGGCGCTTTGAAATGTCAGCATTGATCGCCTTGCCAATGGCTTTGGCGAGTGCTGACCAGGGGTTGATTTTGACGGGGGCGATTTGCACCAGGGTCATAAGGATCAGGAGCAGACCGCCCCCGCCGGCTAAAATCTCTTGAATAGTCACATCTCAATCCTCCGGTGCGTTCATTCTGCCTTGAGCATGGCGATGAGCTCCTGATACTCGCTTTCGGTCAGCTTGTTGGCTGCGAAGAAAATGTCGATCTTTTCCTCAAGGCCGTTGGTCTGGCCGCGCTCGATCATGCGCTTCAGAGTGCGATACAGCATAGTCGTTTTCCTCCTTTCTCAATTATTCCGAGAGACCCAGCTCAAGCAGGGTCAGTCGGTATTCGTGATCCACGCTCATCGCGTCCGTATCCTGGACGATGGAGTCTGTGTTTTTCTGAGCGCGGAACAACGCATCGTTACTGCGGTCGACCTCATTATCCTTACCCTTTGCAAGGTAGGTGTCGTAGTTCTCCCGCACGCTGGCAGCAAGTCCGGGCCAACTCTCGACCTCAACGCAGTATTCGTCATACTGGAACCCGTCAAGGCCTTCCTTGTCCTCGGCATCCTTAGCGATCTTGCACGCCTCCACATTCTGGTAGAGACGGACAAGACTTCGTTTGGTACCGGGGATCTCTTCCACAGTAAAGCTGCCGGGGTTGACCATTCCCTGTACTTTCATGAAAATCACTCCTTTTTATGTCGCCTGGTATGGCGGATATAATGCCTGAAGTCTTCTGCACTCCTTTCGGACGACTTTCTTCAGTGCAAACATCGTCTTGGGCTGATAGTGCCTGTCCAAAACCTGCTGATGATTGCATTTGCGAAGCTGTCCGAGCCGTGAGATCAGCCCCGAAGCCCTCTTGAACGAGATGACTCGGTTCCTGTCTCGCCGGTAGTAGTAAAGATGAAGCGATTGCTTGAGCCGGAATAGATTGTGCTTTCGCAAGATCGTGTAACCGTGTCCGAATCGGTATCCCAGAGCCGATGGTAAGCGCGGACGGCGGTGCCGTTGCTTTTTCTTCGGCAAAGCCTGATGCGATCTTTCGACCTTGGGCGTAAACCCGACGCGGAAGATCTGCCAGTTACTTTTGATCTTCATTCCGATCTCGGCAAGCCACTTCTTGATATCCTCCAGCAGCTTCCTCAGCTTTCGCTTGTTGGAACCGAAAATCGTGAAGTTGTCCATCTGCCGCAGATAGTGTGATACGCCATACTGCTTTTGATGGATCATCAGGTCTAAGGGCTGGAGTGTCAAATGGAGAAACCATGCGGAGAAGAATGCGCCGATGAGGACTCCGTATTCCATAATGGCGTCGCACAGCCAAAGCGTTTCGGTGTCCTTGAACACCCGCTTCAAGGCTTCGATGACATACGGCGGATCAAGCTCCTCAAAGCAGTGGTAGATGTCGCACTCGCAGCAATACTTCGTGCCCTCCACATCGTTCTTCATCCACTTCTTCAATGCCTTGACGCCGTAGGAGTTCCCTCGGCCGGGGACGCTTGCAATGCAGTACCGGTCCATGCTCCGCATAATGTGCGGGATCATCGGCTGCACAACAGCGTGGTGAACATATTGGTCCGGCCACAGAAGCGGCTCGTTGATGTCTCTCCATTTGCCTTTACCGCTGTCCGCGTTGCGATCCCAGCGCCGTCGCTTGAGGGGAGGGTGCATGTGTTCGTCTCCGTCGACCAGACCTTGGATGAATGCTCGGAGCTTCTCCACATATTCATCCATATTATTTTCGATCTCAATGACCTTTTTGTTCAGGCTGTGATTGCCGTTTCGCCGATGGCCGGCGTTCACTTCCTGAATTGCCAGACGAAGGTTTTCGTCAGATATGATCTCTTTGTAAACTCGAACTCGTTTCATCAGGGATGTTTTCCTCCTTGTAGCCTCACAACCGTTCCAGCGCCGCGGTGTGTTCCAAGGCGAGACCTGGCCCGAAGTGTACTAAGCTGTGTCCTGTCGGCTTTTCTTCAGCAAGTGCTGTGCGGTCAACCGTGCGATATAGAAAGGGTGAGGAACCCCTACTACCAAATGGAGGGTTAGCCTGTGGCTCAGCAAGGATGCGACAGCCGATGTTGTCGTTCGTGTTCGACGCGTTGTTGTAGTTGATGTAGAACGGACCGTGATTCTGGTTCTGGTTATAGTTACCGCCATGGTACAGGCACGGATATCTACCATTGAAGTTCCAGTTATCCGGGACCATCGTCTGCTGCACAGTTGACCCCATGTTAAATTGTTGTTTTTCTTAAAATATCAGTGAAATGCAAGGGGAAGGGGCTGCGGCCCCCTCACCCCTGCACCCCTACCTCTTCAGGGGAACAGTCACGCCGCCTTTGGCGGGCGTTCCTGGAGGCGACAGCCGACGCTGACGACCGCGTACGACGCGAGGTCGCAGTAGACGCAGAACGGACCGAGATTCCGGACCTGGTTATAGCCACCGCCATGGCACAGGCACGGATATCCACCATTGAAGTACCAGTAATCCGGGACATAGGTCGTTTGACTGCCGTTTGCTGCGCTCGGGAACAGTGCCCATTCAAGACCGCTTGCTGTCGGAATGGTGAAGTCGGACGGATAGCCCGAAGAGGGCGTGCCGACCAGCGTGCCATTCGCGCTGTCGCTGAAGTTGTTGGGATTGCTGATGACATTCAGGCCGTTGCTGTTGTAATAGCAGCCGTCCATCCAGTCATAAACATTGTCCCACCAGCCTTCGATATTGCGATACTGCGTAAAGCCGTAGCTGTCGCGGCTTGCCGCGGTCGTACCGGTGTGATAACCCATCGCATCGGTCTGACCGTTGTTCATCTTGGAATTGCTCGTAGAGCAGCCTCTGCCGATGCGCTCGCCGTTCCAGTCGGCAAACTCCACGAGGAACAGCATGTTCACATACCAGAATTGAGCGAAATCCATCTGCCAGAAGTTAGCACCGAGGTTATGGATGCCGGCTCTCGCCTGGCTTCTCGTGATGTTTACCTGCTGTGCGGCGCCCGTGGTGGACTTATAACCGCTGGCGCAGTGATAACGGCCGATGTAGGAGTAGTCCAGCTCGCCAAGGCCGTCCCCGCGGTCGCGGTTCACAGGGTCAACGGAGAAGCCCTCGACATAACCGTCCGCGATCTGGAGCTTCAGCTTCTTGCCGGTCTTTGTCCATTTGAACCAATACTTTGGCTCCTTGACCTCAACGCCGCCGCTGCGGGTCTCCTTCACCATGCCGGACCACGGCATCAGGTTGTCAAAGGGAGAAGAGCCACTGCCGTTGTTCACCGCCGGAGACGGGTCGCCGAAGCTTGCCGCTGCGTCTGTGCGCGTGCCCTTGGTCTGGCCGCTGCTCGTCCAATCCCACTCAACGCCGTAGATCGTGACGAAGGTTGCCGTCACATTGACCATCGTATCAGAAGCCGCCTTGTAGTTCGTCCCCTCGGCGACCTTGACGGTGATCTTGGCCGTGCCGGTCGTGTCGTTCACGCTCTCAACGGTCACAACGCCGGTGCTTTGATTGATGGATTTGATCTTCGCGACGCTCGTGTTGTTCGAGGTGGCTGTGATCGTACCGTTGCCCTTGCGGTTCACCGTAAAGGTTGCGGTCTTGGCACCGCTCTTCAGCACGATGGAGCTCGGCGAATTGGTCACGCTGTTCACGGCCTTGCCGATCGTCCACGATGCTGTCTTGCCTCCGGTGCTGCCGTCGGACCACTTGTAGTTGGAAGTCGGCG